TGCGCTATGTCCTGTCTCGTGATTAAATAAAAAGTTTGAATCAGTTGTATCTAATTTGCTTGCCGCTATGGGCGATCCTAATATGTAAGCAGGATTCCACGCAGTTCTTGCAAAGCCATCACTAGTTGTACCTATAGCCCAAGATTGTTCTAAATAGTTGTAAGATACATATCTATTTATCTCATCACTATCGGCACTTGGATAAAACCAAATAATCTCGTTATGATCAGGTATTGGTGCGGCAAATACTTTAAACGATTGGCCTTGATTAAAGTCTCCAAAAACATGATCTAACACAGTGCAAGGCAACCTTTGAGCAGAACCTGCATATTGATAGAATGCACCGTTGTCCATAAAGTATACAACATTACTCGCAGTAGCCGCGGCATTAGGACTTGCCATTGACATGCCATTGGCTACCTCGTTAAAACTAAATATAAATGGCGCTCCAACAAATCGCATTGACACGATACCTGCGTCTGTCCAAATTAATATTTCTTGTCTTGTTTTTAGTGCGCCAATTATTAAACTACCTGAAGATAATCTTACTCCTCCTGCTGAGTTTGTTGCAGATGGTGTCCAATTTACCGCATCTTCAGAATCAGAGAATCTAACTAATAACGGGTCAATAGTGCTTGAACCTATAGGATTGCATCCAAACGCAATAACATGTCTATCGACATCTGACATCATTATTTGGAAAAGAGCCGTTGGCGTATCACTTGCTCCTGCCCTAGTGCTAGCATCTACTGCTCTTGTCGTAACTCCACTAGATTCATCCCAATAATATAATCGTCCTCCTCTTGGTGCGGCAATAACATCATCTCCAAAATTATCGAGACTCCACAGCCTTAACTGATTTGTTACTGATATTGCACTAGCAGAACCCCATGCACCTGCTCCCCAAGTACCCGAGCCCCATCCTGTGCTAGATATGTATACATCTAATCCAGTATTAATCTGATAGGTTCCAACTACACTAGAGCCTCCATTACCAGAGTCTGAAGAGTTTGCTGTGACGGTAGAACCACTTGTATCTTTTGCAATAATGGTAAATGTATTAGTAGTTAGAATGCTATCAATCTCATATTCTTGATTTAAAACATTTGCAACTACATTACCACCTAAAGATGCGGCTCCTGAAAAAGTAACAAAGTCTCCTTTTACTGCGCCATGAGAAGCATCAGTTACGGTAATGGTTGAGCTACCGTCTGTTGCAGAAAAAGTTACATCACCCGCACTAGTTGTAGTTCTTATGGGAGTAATATCGTTAAACGTAACTCCTTCTTGTGCTAATAATTTTTTATGAGTGCCGAGAATATTATATTGGGTTTGTTCCGCTGATTTATAAACGTGAATTTTTCTGCATGTACCAGTAAAAGAATTAGATGAGTTCTTAGCCCAACCCCCTATTTTTTCTGGCCTACCTTTTCTAAATCTAATTTTATCGGCATCAAACCAACCGCCCTCGTTGGAGTAATTAGTTCCTTCTTTATCTATACCCGGTTTGAATACAAATTTTCTTAAAGCCAAAACTACACCTCATGCCATTCTTTTCCTTGGAATAATAAAGCTTCAGCTTCTCTTCTTCTAACTAAACCATCAAGCACTTTGCCGCTTGCTTTATTCCACCTTTTAATTTGAAACGGAACTTCACTATACTTCTTTTCATTAAGAACTTTTAACATCGTAGATGACTTAAGATTTGTAGGACCTAAATTAAATACCCAAGATACTAATGCGTCATACTGACATTGATCTAAATCTACATGCACTAGATTTTTTACATATCCTTCAAACTCTTCTATGTCTTCTCGTAAAAGTTTTTCTGCTTCTTCCTTGGAAATTACATCTCCTTCCTTAACTTTTTTTGTGTAGCCATATCCTATAGTCCAAACACCTGCGGGACACTTGTAGCTTTCTAGCTCACATCCTTCAAACTTTTTAATTAAGGCTACACCTTCTTCTGATATTCTCATTACTATTTATTTACCTACACCTTTAACACGCTCAAAACTTCTAGCGCCTCCGAGGCCAAGCATGCCGAGCAAAAGCGGCATCATCACAGAGGCATCGGCTTGGGGTATCATGATACCGAAGCCTGCACATATAGGAGATATTAAAAAGTTGACAAATAAGCCGAGAACACAAGTATACCCGGCTAACGGTCTCCAACTCGATTGAAACCAATTACCTTTAGCATCTAGCTTATTAATCTCTATCTGCCCCTTTGCAAGCTCTTGAGCATGGCGCTCTGCCATCGTGCTTATCTCATGAGCCAAAGCCATCTTTTGATCTTTGTCTTCTATAAATTTATCTAATAACTGCGTAGCAGGACCAATTAAATTTTGTAACATAACCTCACCTATTTTTTTGACATATAAGCTGTTGCACCAAAATACAAACCGATCACAGAAGCTTGACTTAAAAATATCATGTCACTCATTGCACTCCATGTGTCGAGTCTATCTTCTGCGATAATGAGTGATGCAAGCGGATAGAGAATCATAGAAATCATAGCGACCCATGCCATTCTTCTTTGTGTATCTGCTTTTTCTTCCGCTAACTCTTGCTTAAGTATTTCATTATGTCTGGCAATTTCTTCGTCAGAAACTGTGCCATCTCCATCAAAATCATACTCAGCATACTTAGACTTAGGCTCTAGCTTTTTTGGTGTCATAATTTTCCTAATTAATTATTGACTAGTAAATATTTATTCTGGAGGAGGTTCTGTGATGGGAGCTGAGTCTGGGCCTGCAAGCCAAAATATCAGAACGCCAACTATCACCATGATCACGAGCAATACTACATGAACCCAAGTGGTCTCTGCTCCATTGTAATCTTGCAACCAACCCATTAGGGGGTCACCTCCTCTTCTTCTACAGGTAATGGAACTACATTAAGTCTTGTAATTTTTGTATCTTCAGGAACCCATTCGGGTCTACAGAAAATTGTCCCCTCTTCTAATCCTTGAAAATATTTTCTTTCACGAGTCATTTCTTGAGCTATCCACTCACAGTGTTGTGGATTCATGAAGTAAGATTTTTTTGTTTTATCCTCTACTCCATTTATCATAACCACTAAAGCAATAACTAACTTCGGGTTCATTGCCTCTGTTCACGAAGCATTATCTCTATTAACGTACCTAATTTTTCATCTGTAGCTTTTGAGATTTCCGTTTGCTGTGCAAGTCCATCTGCTATGGTTTGTATCGCTTGCTCATTTAATTTTGTTCTCACTTCATTATCAGTCGTTGTAACCTCTAACTTTTCTACAACTTTAGATACTTTAGCAACCTCTTCATCAGTAGCTTGCGCTTGAGCCTGCATAGTTCCCCATGCGATTGCCGCAGGTATGATTGCCGCCACTAACGGCACTGCCCATGATGGGACCTTTATGGATTCACTCATACTTTTTCTCCTTATAAATCTAAATTAATTTTCTTCTCATCAATGAGTATTTGTCTATTAGCCATGTGTCCTGCTTCAAGCTCTTCTTTGCTCTGCCCGAAATATTCTACCGCTAAATGATTATCTATCATTGACTGATTAATATTTATTTTATCAGCATACAATCTTCCTAGCACTCTGCCAAATTTTCCTTTTGCATCTTTTTCGGTTTGGATTACTAATTGTTTTGCAGATGAAATTTTGTTGCTTAAATACTCTTTAGCTAACAAACCTCGTATCTTCTCGTCTTCATCCCTTGTTCTAGACTCTGGAGTATCTATGCCGTAAAGACGTACCTTACTATTAAACATAATGCCAAAGCCTAAATCTATTGAGCAATCTAAACTATCGCCATCGATTACTCTATTTACTTTACATTTGTATTCGTACATTAGGTAACCTTTCTGTATTTTCTTACTTTCTTTGCAACGCTCTTAGGCTGTTTAACGAATTGTTTTCCTGCTTTTGTTCCTTTTCTTTTAGCTCTAGTAGTTGCCGCATACTCTTGTGGCGATAAAGCTTTAATAGCTTTTTCTGGCAAATATCTCTCTCCAGTCTCGCTAGACTTTTTGCCTGATTTTGTTCTCCACTTTTGCTTTGTCCAAGACTTAAGACTTCTCTGTGACTTTTTCAACGGCATGATCAAATCCAAATACGGTAATGTAAGCGTCTGTCTTCCTAGGTTCTTCTATATATTTTCTTTCTAGAAAATGTGGAACCTGACAGTAATCTACTAGCTCCCAAAAACTTTGTCTTCCGGGATCGCACATTATCAATTGTTTATTATGAAACGCTAGTTTATCTATTAGCTCTATCCAACAGTCCACTTGATTTTTCCAAAAGCAAACATCGCAAGCAATGTAAACATCGAAGTCCATTGGTAGAGTATCATCAAAAATATCTTGCTGTACAAACTTAGGATAAGAATCCATAAGCTTACACATTAAATCAAAGTAAGGCTTAACTGTTTCGTCTTGATCGAATCCAGTTACTATCCCACCTTTCTTTTGCAGATAACAACTCATTGCTCCCCATCCACAACCTAAGTCAGCAAATGTTTTGCCTTTAACATTTACTTCATCAAAAGCATCTAAGAAAACTAAAGTGGAATTCCAAACTTTATTACCATGCATAGAATGTACGTTATAGTGTTTCTTTAACTTTTTTATTTCAGGATGAGAAGACATAGGTATTTCAATACCTTTTATCTTCACATTAGTTTTTGTAGCCACCACCTTTAGCCTTATATTGTTTAGCTAACATCTGCGCTTTACGAGCAGACCATTGTCCGGGTTTCCCACCTTTAGAGCCTGCCTTAATTCTATTGAACATTCTCTTTCGCATTGTAGGCTTGGTATAATTACCCGCCTCATTGACTCTAGACTTAGATTTCTTTGCTCTACTCATAATAATTTAGCCAAAAATATTGTGCCGACTATAAATGGATACACGCCCCAAATCATTAACTCTAAACGATCAAATCTTTTGGAACCATCTTCCAATCTCTTTTCGATGTTTTCATATCTTAGGGCGCATTCCTTTTCATGAGAATCAATACGCTTAATAGCATCATTCATTTCTTAGCAACATTCCTTTTTCTTGCAGGCTTTTTCTTTGCCGTGACTTTTTTGGGAACAGCTTTTAACTTAGGCTTACTTTTAACTTTTTCTTTTTTGTCTTCAGCAACAATCTCAGTGGGCTTTGTCCACAGACTTTTTATCTTCATCCAAAGTTTCTTGAACATTATCAGCCTCCTCTTGAAATGATTTAATTTTTTCCACAATTGTTTTTCGCATAACTGCAACCGCCTCTAACTCTGATCCCTGCCATGCGCCCCTAACTGTTCCAACATCTATAAGCTGTAACATCCCAAGTGTTAATTGTTTATCATCCATAATATTTCCTCACCAAAATAAAATTTATTACCAAGCAAGACCCCAAGCTGTTGATGGAGTTTTAGCCTCGTTTAATTTAGCAGTAGCTTTCGCCTCTACTTCTTCCACTGTATCAGAACCTAATGTAGATTTCACCCATGCAACAACTGTGGCTTCGTCTAGGTCCTCATAAGCCACAAACCCGCTGTCACTGGGGTCAGGTGTATAAGACTCCATGCCCGATACTGTACCTGAATGATCACCATCGGTGTCTGTTGCTGACCATGCGGCATGAACCACACCTTTATCTGAGTCATTTGTATATTCTAAATTTGTAATGCTCCACACTACTGCCATGATGTTACTCCTTATGCATCTGGGTCGTAATCTTCAGCGGCAGTTATTGCGGCATTAATAGAAGACATATCTTCTGAACCCCAATCATCTAGTGCCACACCCATTGAGAGATATCCAGAGCTACGCATAACTCTTTCTTTCTTCTCGGCTTTTGTCATGTCATTGCAAAACTC